GATCATGTCGTTGATCTGCTCATAGGTCATAGCTTGCTCTGCACCTCCTTGACAAATGTCTGTGTGATCTCCTCGGCGATAGGCGCAATATGCTCACGACCCGGAGTCGGTGGGAATACTCGCCCCGTGCCGTTGCGGGTAACGTGGCCGTATTCCAGCAGATGCGGAAGGCCTGGGTGGTTGTTGTAAATCACCGCGGACGTGCCCAGGCGCTCTTTATAGACCTGGGACGTCCAGCCCTTGTAATAGTCGCCGGTGTGCGTCTCTGTGGCCTGCCTCGATGCTCTCCGCATGGCCTGCGCGCCTTTTCTCGCCGTCTGTGTGACGATCTCCGACAGATTGCCCTTGACGTCGTCCTGATACTCGTTCAGTATCTTCCCGATGTCATCGGCCAGCTTGTCAATGGCTGTTTTACGCGCCATGGACGCCCACCTTCTTTTCGGCGTAGAGCTCAAGATCATCCGTGCGGGCATGATACTGCCTATAGATGGCATAATGCACACCGTTATAGATGAGCTCCTCCTCACCGTTGTAATCATCAAAAAAGATGGTAAAACGGTATTCGGGTTTGAGTCCACGCTCGCCGCCGGCGAAAAACTCCGCTCGCGTCACGCTGTCCACCTGGCAAAACACATCACGCAGGACTGGCGCGCCGGTAACACGATATATGCCCTTGGCGTCCTTTTCGCGCACATGGCCCACCAGAGTGATAATGTCGGACCTATCCAACACCATCACCCCAATCGGTGTAACCGGTGCACGTCGCCAGCTGCGCCTTTTGCTCATCATAGGAGCGCTTCAGCCGGTCATAATCGTCTGGCTGCCCAAAGTGCATCCGGCAATATGTGATTATCGCGGTTTGCACGATGGAGTCAGCCTCCGAGGGGATCACCACACCGGCCACGCCCAGATCAAGCGCAGCGGATTCAATGAGGCGGACGAGCTCCAGATCATAGACCTTCGTCTTGATTCTCAGGGCCAGTCTGACATCATAGAGCAGATCATACGCTGAAAATTTCGCGCAGCTCATGCGTGTGCCTCCTCTCATACTTCGTTGATATTGCTGATCGTTTTCTTCCACTGCTCATGATCCTCCGGATATATGGTGTTATGGCCGATATGTCCGCACACCACCGAAGGCTCACACCACAGCGAATATCCAATATCCCTGCATCGCTTGCAGAACGCAAGGTCCTCGCCGTAGTTCTTGATGGGTGTGAAGCAGGTCCCATATGCGCGTTTCACTGCCCGAATGATTTCCGTTTCGATCAGCACACAGCCGAAGCCACAGCCGGCAATCTCGAATGTCTCTTTCGGGTATTCCTTGAAGCGCTCCACTTCGCCCACATCAATGCCCTTGAAGATGCAGCTGGCGTAACCCTTGCGCCTGGCGTGGTATACGCCGGACACGAACGCTTTGCCGCTGAACATCAGATCATCCAGCAGGTCAGGACCGAATACCATGTCCGCATCCAGCCACAGCACATGACTGTATTCCTCGTTTATGGCCTTGTTGGCGATGCGTTCCCTGGCAATGTATACCAGCGTGCCGGACTCAATGTCAAGGTCAAAATTCACACCGTCATCTTTCAAGCGCATCAGAAGCGCCGTCAGGCTGCGGACAAATTCGACGTTCATGTAGTCCAGCGTGGGGACACCGATCAGCAGCTTTTTCATGATTTCCTCTTCTTTGCCGGCTTCGGTTCCTGCGCCGCCGCAGGCCTGGCCGACTTGGTCGCGATCAGGAAGTTATACTCGGCAGGGGAGACCTCCACGGTCTCTCCTGCCTTGTGCATAACCCTTACATCCTTCAGCAGCGTGACCTTCATCAGGTGGTCACCGGATCAGCAGGCTTGGTCATGTTCACGAAACGGCCGGGAGCGGTGACAGCATGAGCGGCATACTGACGGCCCACGACCTTGACCAGGTCGGCCTCAGCCTCGGACAGGTCGTCCCACTTGATGACGACGCCCTCGCCCTCGGGATAGTTGACCTGCTCGCCGGACAGGTCGCCCACGATGGCGTACACATCGGAAGCGCTTGCGGTGGAATAGGCCGGCAGCGCGTTGCTATACAGCACCTTAAGACCCATGAAGGGATCGATGGCGAAGTTGGCCGCCGCATAGGCAGCGTAAAACTCGGCATGGGTCAGGCGGTTCATGATGATGACGGGATTGCGCGCTTCGTCGGACAGGTTGCCCATCGCGGTGGCCACGGCGGTCACGCTGGGAGCCACGCTGGACTTCGGGATGCCCACCGCGCTGCCGGAATGGGAAGTGCTTGCGCCGGCAATGTCGCCCACCACGTCGGCGGACAGCTTGCGGATGATCTGATAGGTCAGCTCATCATAGACATAGCGCAGGAAGGTTTCACCGCCCATCGCCACGGCCTCGTCGGTGATGCGAATCCACTTCTTGATATTCTTGGGGATCATGGTCACAATGCCCAGGATCAAGGATTCCTCGCTCGGAGCGGAAGTGCCCTCAGTATGCACCACAGCCGCATCGGCGGAGCGCTCGAAGGCCACCTTCAAATTGCCACGGAAATAGGTCTTGCGGACTCGGGACAGAATCTCGTCGTTGTCCCAGGCGGTGCGCACGATCTCATCCACCAGCACCGGAACTGGCACGGGGCCGCTGCCTTCCACGCTGCCCGGATTGGTCTCGGTCAGGATGGCGCGGCACTCTTTGTCGTCTCCGGTCTTGATGTAGTTGGCATAGGCGTTAATGTACGCCTTGCTGGAGCGGGTCTCGTCCAGAGTAGGCGCCTTGGTCTCGCCAGCGGGAGAAATGCCGGTAACATTGGAATTGGCGACGGCCTTGCGGATTTCCTCGCGCTTGGCAGCGTCGGCCCTGCGCTTCTCCAGCTCCTCGTTGATGGAGCGGGCCTCTTCCTGGAGGGCGTCCAGATCGACGCCGTCCTTGTCGATCTCGGTGTTGATCTCGGCCTTGCGGGCTTCGAGTTCAGCGACGGTCATTTCGATGATCTTTTTCATGATAATGTACCTCTCTTTATGGTCGTTAGAGTTCGCAGAGTATGCGAATAGCTTTTTTCTGCCGTTCCCGCTTTTCGCGGGCAAGCACCTCCTGCTTGATCTCGTCGATTACTCCATCGGCGAAATTTCGGGCAGATATTGAAGTCGCGTCGTTCGCCGGAAGGCTCACGGCGCTGACATCATACAATTTGGATATGCTGGTGATGGTGCGCAGGATGTTGATGGTGGTGATGCCGGTTTCGTCGTCATACTCCTCGGTGCGGTCGCGCTTATCCTTGTTGACGCGAAAACCAAACGACATCTTAGTAGTATAACCGCCGTCGATCTCGTCATACACCTGGCGGCCCAGCTCCGTGCCTCCCAGCATGGCGCGGATGTGCAGGCCAGTGGAGTCCGGCTTGACTTCCAGTGTGTCATTGGATGTCCTGGCGAACACGCGGCCCTCATGGTCGTACTGCATAATCACGTCGGTCATGTCCGCCTCGTTGAAGGCCCCGGCGTCGATCTGCTCGCGGACGATGTAGACATAGCCGCCATAAGCGTCACGGTAAAGGTCATAAGGCTGGTTAAATACGGTGGCATAGCCTTCGACGATCTTTTCGCCGTCACCATCGGCCCGATGCTCGAACCGGGAGACGTCGATATTACGGTACTGCCGCCCCTCCTCCAGCTTTTGCAGGATGGTTTTAAGACTCATTGTCATTCCCTCCATTCGCGGGTGTGATGGGCTCATTCTCGCCCAGGTCGTAATACTCGCCCCGGATCGGGATTTTCTGCCCGAGGCCGTTTGGCAGCGGGGGAAGGTTCCAGATCTCCCGCAGCTCGTCGATGGTCGCCATGCCGCGGTCCGCGAAGCCTTGCGTCACCGCCAGCTTGTCGGCGTTGCTCATGTACTGGATTCGGTTTGCGGAGATGACCACCTTGTTGCCCTGGGACTGTTCCCGCAGGGTGAAAAGCATCTTTGTGAGGACCTCGGACAGCTGAATGGCGAAGGGCTCGATGGCGCCCTCGTAGAAGGCCGCCCAGGCGTCGCCATAGGCTTTATTGGTGAGAATGTCCTCATTGACGCCAAAATAATAATACACATTGTCGCGGATGGCCTTTGCCTGGTCAGCATCCACCACCCACGGCTTGACATCCACTTGCTTGATGTTGGTGTAGGTGTTCGGAAACAGTAGCAGGCCGCCGCCCTTGGATTCCCTGGCAAAGTTTTCCTCGGTAAAGCGCAGGCGCTCCTTTTTGAGGTCCTCAGCCTTGGAGAAGTTGGACAGCTGCGCCATAAAGCGATAGGTGGCCGCGCTCTTGACGCCCTCCTGGATGCCCTGATTTTGAATGTGGATCAGCTCCATGGTCGGCAGCAGCGCGTGGTTGGATTCACCGAACAGGTCGTTTTTATACTGATACCGCGTCATAATGCCGCAGTATTCCAGCTCCACCGCCGCGCGCTCTCCCCATCCAAACTCATACCGGATATAGGGCACGCCGTTATACTGCACCAGCTCGCACCGGTTGGGGAGTGGGGCATAGATGCCGGAGGGCTGCCCGTACTCGTCCCAGATCGGTGTGATAAAGGCGGTGTTATGTACGTCCAGCAGCGTGGACAGCCGCCTCAAAAACTGGCTCCACGTCTGGAAGGCGTTCGGACCATGCTTTAATTTGGCCTGGAGCGCCGGACGCGCCGCGCCCTGCGTTTCGACCTTCAGCTTCGAGTTGTGCGTCGCCCTGATCTCAATGGCGCTGCGCACAAGCTCGGATTCGTACAGACCGCCAGAGAACGAGGTGAAGTGCGGGGTGTAGCCGTTCAACATTTTGAAGGTGCCCTCAAACTGACCGCGCGGCTTCGGGCGATTGCCGAACAGTTTATCAAAAAGTCCCATGTGTCTCACCTCAATTCTTGAGTTGTTCTCCGATGTCTGCGTAGTGCTTTTGTCGCACCGTCATGGCGTCCAGCAGCGCCGCCGCGCCGTCGATGTGGGCGGCTGGCGTGACCTTTACCAGCTTGCCGCGCCCGCGCTCGGTGCTCATTTTGATGGCACTGTTCAACAGGTGGATTTTCAGCAGATCGTTGTCACCGATGTGGATTTTCCCATCCTCCAAAAGGCCTTGCGTCTCCTGGATGACGCCATAAAGGTTTTCGCCCTGGAACACGTCATCACAGTGGAAACCATAGGCCTCCATGTCCTTGATGAGGTATTGCGCGCAATATCGGTCATAGCCGACCTGGAGCGGGAATATCTGATACTCCTCCACCAGACGCTTGTACCAGTTGAGGCAGTCGTGATAATCCACGAAGTTGTCACCGCTGGGCGTCAGAAATCCGCGTTGGATGTAAATGTTGTAGGGGATGCCGTCGCGCTGCGTTGCCTCGTCAATCTTCTCCGAAGGGAGAAAAAAGTGGGCGAACACATAAAGCTCGCCGGCGCGCTCGATCACGGCGAGGCAGGCCGTCAGGTCGCGGGTCTGCGACAGGTCTATGCCGCCCACGCAGTAGGACTCACGGAAGTCCTCAAGGGAGAGGGCAGGACCGGCGGCGCGCCCGACCACCTGAGCCGAAAGCCATGCGAGGCTGGAGTTTTGCTTGATATTGCAGTATTTTGTCAGAAACTCCGCCTTTTTCGAGAGCGAGCCCTCGGCAATGGCGATCTCCTCCAGCATGAAGTCCACGGACACCGAAACGCCCAAATTTGGATTGCTTTTGCGCAGCTCGTTGACGTCGTTCCACTTTTCCACGTCGTCGATCATGTACAGAAACGGCAGCAGCTTCTTTTCTTTGCTGTCGCCCAGCAGAAACCGCGTGGAACGCTTCATGAGCTCGTCATAGATCGAGTCATTGACATAGCCGGACGTGGAGCAGGACAACAGCAGCGCCTCGGGCCGCGCGCCCATGCCGGACTTCATGACCTCATACTGTTTAAGGCCCTTGTCGCCCTCCCAGGCGGCGATCTCGTCACAGATGCACAGCGAAGGGTTGAAACCGTCGCTTTTCTTTGCGGAGAAGGCGATCTTCTTCACGGTGCCGTTGTTGGCCGGGAGATAAAGGTCGGTCATCCGATGCCGGGCGAACTCTGGATCGTCGTTGTACTCCTTGCGCTTCTTCGCCGCGGCGAGGTTCTCCTTGCGCTCCTGCCACTCAGGATCGAGGACGGTGATCTGCCATATGTTGTTATAGATGATGTCAGCCTGGTCCAGCTTCGGGGCGAGGGTGTAAACCTTCGCGCCATAACCGCCATCGACCATCCAGTTATATTTGGCGATGGCTGAGGCGAAGATGGATTTGCCGTTTTTGCGACCTACGATCAGCACGATCTCCCGAAACTGCCGCAGGCCGGCAGAATCGACGATACCGAACACGCAAGACAAAAATGCTTTTTGCCAGAGCTCCAGAATGAAGGGGCCAGGGGCCAGCGGGCCCTCGGTATGGAAAGCGTGACTCTCAATCCACTCTATAGCGGTATTGGCCTTTTTCTGGTCATAAAAAAACGCCTTCTCCTCCAGACCTTGGAGGATATATGCGTAAACCTTGCGCACCCAGGCGCCCACCACAATGGAACCATCCTTGATTTTCTGGTAGTAGGCGTAAATATAATTGTCTTTGTCCATCTCCGTTCATCTCGTCGCAAAACCGACCGAAGTCGTGATATATATTTCGAAAG